GGTTTAATCCTGTTGCTATATCTTGGTCGTGTGTATCGTGCCTATCTGCAACAATCTTTGTTCCTGCATCTCTGTTACTTTGCCAAATAGATGTACCAGTAAATACTCCATCTGACCTTGTATATGTTCCTCCTGACCAACCCATTTTTTATTCTCCTTTCGTTCTTTTTATAGTATTATAGTTCATAAATCAATTATTTATTATTTTCTTCTAAGTTTTTTCCTAAGTTTACAATAAATTGTATTGCTTCTGGATTATGTCCTGCAAATATAGTTCCTGCTTTTACTAAATGTTTAAAATATAAATCTGGTTTATTATCTGCTGCTATTTTAGTGCCTTGAACTAACCATTTTACTACTTTTGGGTCTGATAAAGCTCTTGCTCCACCATAAGCACCTATTCCAGTTAATATAACATTTTGCACTCCCATAATTGGTCCAAAAAAAGCATCAAGCCCAATTCCACCTATTAAAGCTAAAGTACCTATAGATGATTTATCAGTAGGACCACCTTTTAAACTTTTTACACCTGATTTCCTTATAAGATTACTTGCATTTGCTAAATAATTTAAATCATCAGATAAACCTTTATAATAAGGAGAGCTAAATAAAGTTTTTTTAGCTTGTTTATTTAAACTTGCCCAATTATTTAAAAATGCTTCGCTACTAAAAATTTCTTCTATTCCTTCTTCTAACCCTCTTTGTTTTGGTGGAATTTTACCTAGTTCTTCTATAATATTTTTTTGCACTAATGAAAATTCATTAGGTTTTAATGCTCGTTTTAAACCAAGTATATACTGTGAATCTACTTCATTTGCATTTTGTAAAAATTTAATTATTCTACCATTTTCTACATTTCTAATTTTATCTAAAACATTTTCTATTTTATTAGCACCAAATTTATAAAAACGATTAGCTGCTGCCATAGATTTAAATGCTTCTGGACCAGCACCTTTAGCTATACTTTGTAAATCTTCAGACAAAGCTCCATATATTCTTTTTAACTCACCTTGAGAAAAGTCATCTAATAAACTTTTGCTAGATATTTTATTTCCTATTAAACTTCTTATTTCTTTTAATCTTTCAAAATTTAAACTTCCTTCATCTATATTATCTAATACTTCAGTTCTTAATTTTACTAATCCTGGTGATTGAAGAACACTATTTTTTTTAGCTTTATTAGTGGCTGCATTAGTTACAGGTCTATTTAAATCATCTACGAATATTTTTTGTCCTTCTTCTACTGTTTCACCTAATTCTTCTAAAATTTTAACATCTTTTTTTGTGGCTACTTTAAATTTTCTAGCTCCAGAAGGTTTAGCTAAAGTATCTAATATTTCTATAAGATTTGGTACTGATTGTTGTTGTAAACCTACTTTACTTTCTACTAAATCAAAAGCATCATTATAATATTTAGTTGATTTAGTTTTAAATCTCATTACAGAATTATCTATACCTTCTTTAATAAAATTATCTAAATTAGGAGGTAAAAATTTAGCACCTTTTGGTAAAATTTTATTTACTGTATTTAATAAAGATTTACCCATTTCTTTTTGTAAATTTCTACCTACTCCATACAATCTTTCTCTTGAAAATGGTAAGTTACCATATAAACTTTCTAATGTTCCAATTAATTCTCTACCTATAAAAGAAGGTCTAGTTAAAGTTATAGACGCAGGTTGCACATTAGCTTTAGCAAAAATATCTAAATTTTTTGTTATTCTATCCTTAGTAGCTTTAGATACACCTGTAAATACTGCTTTACCAGCTTTTAATAAAGCAGGTCCTCCTACTTCTGATAATCCTCCTAAACCAAAATCATAAGCTCTTTTAATACCATATTCTTTTGGTGTTCTTACTATTTCTCCACCACCTAACTGAAAAGCTCTATCTGATGCTTCTTCTGCTGCTAATACACCTAATCCTGCTCCTGCAAACATCTTATACGGGTTTGGTGCACCTTTAATTGCTCCTCCTATACTTGCAACAGTAGCAGCTGCTGGTCGTGGTAAAAAAGCACTAACATCTCCTATATCAAATCCTGGTTTATTAAAATAAGAATATTGTCCTGTGTCTTTATCTTGTATTACAAAATTATCTCCTTGTCCAAATTGTTTAGTTGACACAGCTTCTGGATATAATTTTTTAATAGTAGCTTCTTTTGATGCTTCATTGGGTGCTAATCCTATAAAAGACCTTTCTGCTGTAGATGCTCCCATTGTATCTATATTAGTATTTTGTATTTCATTTAAAGAAAAACCTGAATTTTTTATTAATTTTTCTATAACTTCATCTTTCATAGCATTAGGAAATTCATCATCTTCTATGATTTGTTTTATTTTTAATTTAGTTTTTATTATTTCTGACATATTTAATACTATGGGTTAATATTATATTTTTGATATAAATTTTTTATTTGCTTATCTAAATTTATATTTATAGAATTAGGTCTACTTTGATATATAAGAGATATATTAGGATTATAACTACTATAATAAGCATTTATTTCTCTATTCATTAAATCTCTTAAATTTTTAAGACCTTGTCTTAGGTAATCTTCATTTGCAGCAAATGTAGGCATTTCTTCTTTAAATCTTTCTAATTCTTGTTGCACTACTGCTGCACCACTTCTTTCTTTTAAAGTAATATTTTTTATAGATGCTACTAAAGCTCTTAATCTTCTGCCATCTTCTCCTATAGATAAAGAAGGTTTTACACTACCAAATTTTCCAAAACCAGGAATATCTCTAGGATATTTTTTAAGGATGGTTTCTATTTTATTAAGCAATTCAAAAGAATTAGTTAAACCACTACCTGCTATATCTTTTCCTAATTTATTTACTTGTGATTCTATAGCATTTGCTTGTAATAAATTAGTTTTTTTAATTACATCTAATCCATCTTGAGTTTTTATTGTTGATAAATCTATAGCATCTCCTTGACCTGTAAAAGATTTATAGATAGAATCTAATTCATTTATTTGTACTCCAGCATTTAATCCTGATGTAATTACTTTTATTATATCTCCAGAAAAACTACCTACCATAGCATTTACTAATTCTTCATCAGGTTTAACACCTTTATTTTTTAAATATTTTAAAACAGCTGCTCTTCTATAATTTTTATCTACTTCTCCCTTAGTACTACTTTGTTTAATTAAGTTATATTTACTACCTGTCATTTCTGTCATTACTTCAGTAATTGGGTCACTAAACATTAAAGTAATTTCTCCATCATCTGATACTCTAGTAGCTATCTGAGTATCAAAAATATTTCCTTTATTATCTGTTATTTTAGTTTGTGTTACATTTTGAAATTTATATTTTTTATTTTCTTTTTCTTTTTCTGCTTGTAAGTAATTATATACTTCTAATGGACTTCTATTAGAAGCTGAAGCTAACTCAAATAAATCTGCTGCTTTTATATCTTTAACATTTTGTTTACCTGTTATAAAGTTTGCAGCTTTTGCTAAGAAATTGTCTGCTTTAGGTGTTCCTGGTATATCTACTGTTGCAGGAGTAAATACATCTTGTGTTCCTGTATATAAAAATCTTTGTTCTTCTGGTATTTGGTCTATTGATGTTATTGGAGCTTTTACTTGTTCTTGTGTATAATCGCTAGTTTTATTAAGTGTTTGCCCAGGTTGTTCTAAAAATTGTCCTACTCCAGACATATCTTGTTTTAATGCACTAGCTAAATTAGATTCTGTTAATGGTATACTTTCACTAGTGGATGGAGTTTTATAAAATCTTCCATCAGTACCCATTATTTTACCATCTACTTGTCTATTTGCTAATACTTGTGCTAATTTAGAACTAGCTATATTTGTTTGTTCTTCTTTTAATTGTGCAGCTTTTAAGGCATTTCTTGACCTAACACCACCTAATACTTGTGCTGTTAATGTACCAATAGGAAAATTACCTCCATATGCTTCTGCTGCATACATACTAGGAGAACCTATAGCACTAGCTTGAGCTGCTTCTCTTTCAGCTTTTTCTAATAACTGTTGTATTAATGGGTCTTGTTGCCTTCTCGGAAAACCTCCTCTTCTAATTACTGCCATATTACACTCTTTCCATGTTTACATCTAATTGGCTATAATCTACCATCATGTGTCCAAAGATATTTTCAGATACTGCTGATGGTTTTACTTTTTTAACTTCTTGTGCCATTACACCAATATACTTTTGTGGCGACCAATTATACTCAAACTCATAAACATTTAATCCAGATTTAGATTTAGATTTGTATTTAATGTTTTTCTTTAATGTTTTGTCTGATGATGCTGCTTGTCCTATTGCTGCCATTCTTGCTCCGTATGCATTAACCTGACCTCTATAAGTTCCTTGGTCAAATTGTCCTTGTGCTTGACTTCCTGCAAAAATTGGTGGTGGAGCTATACTTGTTGCAGGTACATTTAACCCTGTTGTAGCTATTGCAGGAGGAGGAGCTGCTTGTCCTGATAAAGTAGCAATTTCACTAAGTGGTTGACTTCTACTTAGTAAGTAATC